AGCGCGTGAATGGAGTCATCGCCAACACAGACACGGAGCCCACGATGACCACCACCCAGCAAGCACAGATTCCCGCCACCATGAATGAAGCCTGGGGCTTTTGGGGGGCGATGAATGAACGGGCAGAAGCCGCCTGGCCGATCGCGATGACCGCGATTTCAGACGCCACCTACCAGCCCCTCGAATCGGTCCGCGCCTTCCTCGACAGCCGCCACGGTCGCCACTTTGCCGACGACGTCCTGAACGAACTGCACGTCGGCGCCAACCTGAAAGACGCAATCCACGCCGCCACCCAACGCTGGATGGGCTGGACCATCGGTTGCCAGACCAGCAAGCAGTGCGGCATCCCCAAGGGACTGCCTTACCTCACCGGGTTTGTGATTCACTGCGAGATCATCGAAGAGGCGATTGCCGACTAAACTTCGTCAGGCAGCGCGCAACACTTCATCGTGAGATCAAATCCGCAATCAATGTATGCCGCCGCCATTAGCCAATTCCCAAACTGCCTTGTCCGGAAAGACTGCACCTTTGTAGAGCGGCCCACATGGCGTGTGAGCCAACTTGAGCGACAGCGCCAGATGATCGATCAAGCTGTTTCGGTCCCGGTAGCCCGCGGCAAGGAAGGCAAACTCATTCATGATCCCCACCACGCTTCGATTGGATGTCTTGGCATAGACCAGATCACGCATGCCAGAGATTTCAGTCTCAATGAATTCAGCGGGAAGATTCATAGCCTGCAGTACCTTTGTCAGCGCTGCAGGGAATCGCTGTGCCAGCGTAGTGGCTGGTGCCAATGGCAGCATCACCGGCAAGAGCGTCCGCTCGTTGACCAAGAGTGCCATCTGCGGTTTCCAGAACAAGGCCGTGGCATACCATCCGCCCAATTGGGTGGTGGCCATGACTGGTGCTTCGACCCGAGGTCGAATTCGATCCAGTAGTTTCTTGGTGCAGTGAAGCGTGAACATGTCAGCGTTCACAACATCGGAGCGTCCAGCATCAACTCGTAACTGGTGCTACGGCCACTGGCCTCGGACTTTTTGAGGACCCCGCGTTCTAGCAGTTCGGTAATGTCGCGCAGCGCCGTGTCTTGTGAGCACTTTCCGATGGCCGCCCACTTGCTGCTGGTGAGTTTGCCGTCAAAGCCGTCGAGCAACTTGTTGAGCAGTTTGATCTGCCGGTTGTTCATCGGCATGCCCGCCCAGTGTTGCCAAAACCGCGCCTTAACTAGTACCGATGCCAGTGTCTCCTCGGCGCCTTGAACAGCCCGCAGCAGACAGGCCAGAAACCACTCCAGCCAATTGGTGACATCCATGTTGCCTTTCTGCGTGGCCTCGAGGCGGTCATAGTAGTCGTTGCGCTCGCGCTGGATCTGGGCCGACAGGCTGTAGTACCGCTGTGCCGTCTGCTCGGCACGCGCCAGCGCCATGTCACCCACCGCCCGTGCGATGCGGCCGTTGCCATCTTCAAAGGGATGGATGGTCACGAGCCACAGGTGTGCGAGCCCCGCCTTGATCACCGGATCGTCGTGTTGATCCACATTGAACCAGTTGAGGAAATCCAGCATTTCGGCATCCAGCAGGTGCGCCGGCGGTGCTTCATAGTGAACCTTCTGTCGCTGGATCGCGCCTGAGACCACCTGCATCGGACCTTGCGCGTCATCGCGCCACTGCCCGACACGGATCTTGGTCAGGCTGCTGTAGCCGGTGGGGAACAGCGCGGCGTGCCAACCGAACAAGCGCTCTTGTGTCAGTAATTCGTGGTGCCGCTGGGTCGCATCGAGCACCATGTCCACTACGCCGTCCACCTGTCGGTCCGTCGGCGCCAAGGCGCCGATGTCAACGCCCAATCTACGGGCAATCGACGAGCGAACCGAGTCGGGATTGAGCTTTTCGCCTTCGATCTCACTGGTCTTGAGCACGTCTTCGGTCAGGACGCGTAGCGTCGCCTGGTCACGCAAATCCAGACCTAAATCGTGCATGCGCCCGAACAGATGCCCTTGTGAACGGTGCACCTGGGCGAGCAATGGGGCCAGCCGCTGGCGGTCATAGACCCAATGCGGCCAGTCGTTGAGCTGCCAAATGTACCGCTTATCTTCGCTTTTCATGCGGTGATTGTGGCTTGCATTCGCCGCATAGTCAAGACAAGCTCCGCATTTATTGCGGCTTATAGGGATCTATTCACCGCGAATTCACGGCCGGCTCTGCCGCCGTCTTAGCAGCCAAATCATCAAACAAGCAATCATCAACTTCCCTGTGGGCCTGTTGCCCGGTGTAGTCCTGCCAGCGGCGCACGATCACATCGACATACTTAGGGTCAAGTTCAATCAGTCGCGCATGGCGCCCCGACCTCTCGGCCGCGATCAACGTCGTGCCAGAGCCGCCGAAGGGATCAAGCACGGTATCTCCTGGTCGGCTGGAATTGCGGATGGCCCGCTCGACCAACTCCACGGGCTTCATGGTGGGATGCAGGTCGTTCTTCTGCGGCTTCTTGATCTGCCAGACGTCGCCCTGATCACGGTCACCGCACCAGTGACGCGTTTTACCTTCGGGCCAACCGTAAAGGATGGGCTCGTATTGGCGTTGGTAGTCGGCTCGGCCCAGGGTGAAGGTGTTCTTGGCCCAGATGATGAAGGTCGACCACTTGCCACCGGCAGCCCGGAAGGCTTGCTGCAGCGTGTCCAGCTCGCTGGAAGACATGGCGATGTACGTGCCCCCGGCGCAGCGCGCCAGCATCGGAGTCAGCGCGGCCAACAGGAAATCGTAGAAGCCATCGCCCAGGTTGTCGTTCAGGATCGGGCGGTCCTTGCCCCGCATCTTGTCCTTGGCGCTGTTGGCGTAGTCCACGTTGTACGGTGGATCGGCGAACACCATGTCGGCCTGGACATCGGCCATCAACGCCTCGTAGCTCGCGGGGTCGGTGGCATCGCCACACAGCAAACGGTGGTTTCCCAACTCCCAGACATCCCCTGGACGGGAGATCGGCGTGACCGGCACATCGGGAACGGCATCGTCGTCGGTCTGACCGTCGACCGTGGTCTCTTCACCGGCCATGATCTCAGCCAGTGTATCGGCATCGAAGCCCGTGATGTCCAGGTTGAAGCCATCCTCCTGCAAGGACTGCAATTCGATACGCAGCATGGCGTCGTCCCAGCCGGCGTTTTCTGCGATGCGGTTGTCCGCGATGATCAGTGCACGGCGCTGGGTTGGCGTCAGGTGATCGAGGACGACCACTGGCACCGTGTCCAGGCCCAGCTTCTGGGCGGCGGCCAGGCGGCCGTGACCGGCAACGATCACGCCGTCCGACCCGGCCAGGATCGGATTGGTGAACCCGAACTCGACGATGGAGGCGGCGATCTGCGCCACCTGCTCCTCGGAATGGGTGCGGGCATTGCGGGCGTAGGGCACCAGCTTTTCTGTGGGCCAGCGCTCAATGTGGGTGGAGAGCCAAGGTTCAGACATGGACCAACCCCGGCTCGTAGACCGTCTTGCCCTGCGCCAGCTTGGCCGTCAGCAACTGGGTGCGCTCATTCGGCAAGGCCACCGCCAGATGCGCCCAGCGGCCAAACTCGTGAATGATCTGCACGCAGGGCAGTTTAATTTGCTGCGCGGTTTGGCAGACCGCCAGCGGCGACAGCCCCGGCACGATGAGATCGGCCGCGCGCCCTTGCATGTGGTGGCTGGTCTTACTGCCACTCACCGCTCGGTTGAGCTCCGGCGAGCGGTACCCGGACGTGATAACGACCGGGCGAGCGAGTTTGACGCGCAGAGGCTGCAGCACCCGCTGACAGAGCCGACGCAGGTTTTCGATGACCTCGGGCGTGGGTTCGTTGGAAATGCCACGGCGGGCAGCGGTCTCCGAGACCAGAAACTCGGCCAGTTCGAAATGTTCAGACAGTTGCATGTTCGCTCTCTTGCCGGCGCTCGGCTTTGCGTTGCTGGGCGACGACCTCAAAGGGTTCACCGGTGGCGGTCAGGGTGACCGGCACACCGGGGAAGTTCTGTTGGAAACGGATCAGCGCCACATCGACGTACTCGGGCGCAATCTCGACAGCCCGACCGATGCGAGCGGTGCGCTGCGCGGCGATCAGCGTGGTGCCACTGCCGCCAAAGGGTTCGAAGACGATCTCGCCTTCCTGCGTGTAGGCATCGATGACCTCCACCGGAAGCATCACGGGAAATACGGCTGGATGGTCGATGCCCTGGCCGATCTTTCCCTTGTGGCGCATGACCCGAATCACCGAGTCGGGGATGCGGTGGTCCTGGGTGGGCTGGCCAGCGGCGGTCCAACCGTTGACCTGGCCGTCCTTGCCGCGCATGGCGGTGGACGATCCGTCGGCCCGCAGGTGGGTTTCCTGACCGGCGAATTTGCAGGGCACCGTCTTGTTCGGTTTGCGGGTCTGGCGGTTGAAGTGGAAGATGAACTCGAAACTCGGTGCCAGGCGGCCTTGCCAGTCACCGGGCATTCCCGGACCCTGGTCCCAGACGTACCAGGCGAAGCGCCGCCAGCCTTGGGTTTGCATCCAGGCAAACCACTGGTCCCAATACGGGATGAACTCGTTGTCACGATGGATCAGCCCGAGATTGACCAGCACCTGGCCATCGGGAGCCATGGGCACCTGCGCGAACACGCCGCGCATCAGACCGCCCCAGTCGGCGATGCCGCCGGAGGTGTAGTCGCGCTGGTTGCCGTAGGGCGGTGAGGTGAAGCACAGGCTCGCCTGCTCGCCCTGCATCAGGGTGGCGATGGCGGCCGGATCGGACGCGTCGCCGCAGATCAGGCGATGGGGGCCTAGCTGCCAGACATCGCCGAGACGGGAGATTGGTTGCTTCGGTGGCTCTGGGACCTCATCGTCTGCTTCGGGATCCGAATCCTGCTCCGGCGCTGCGCCGCCATCATCACCGAGGTCGGCCAGCATCTTGGCCAGCTCGTCATCCTCGAAGCCAGTCAGCAACAGGTCGTACCCAGACTCGGACAGCTCCGCCAATTCCAGTGCCAGCAGTTCATCGTCCCACCCGGCGTCCAGCGCCAGGCGGTTGTCGGCGATCACGTAGGCGCGCTTCTGCGCCGGGCTCAGATGGCCCAACTCGATCACCGGCACTTCGCCCAGTTCGAGCTTGCGCGCTGCCGCCAGGCGACCATGGCCTGCGATGATCCCGTTGTCGCCATCGATCAGGATGGGCTGGGTCCAGCCGAACTCCACGATGCTGGCCGCGATCTTGGCGATCTGGGCTGGCGAATGCGTACGCGGATTACGCGCGTAGGGCAGCAGCGCATCGATCGGGCGGTATTCGATCTGCAGGTTGGGCGTCATGGAATTGAAAAACCCGCCGAGCGTTGCCGCCGGGCGGGTTGGAAATATTCAGGGGGTGGTAACCTGTTTTTCAGGGCAGTCGCTATCGAAATCTCGCGCTGTTGCCCCCCGCATACCCTCATGGGCAGGAAGGACCCATCAGATTTCCGCAGGGCTCCTCAATAGCCCTCTACGCATCAGCCATCAGCCGTACGCAGAGATCTGCAGCTGTTGCCATGACCATCGGCGATCAAACGATCTGCTCGTTGTTCACGCCGCTGTCCTGACCATAGCTGAAAATGTACCCCGAAAAGGGGCTTCATGCTACATGAGCAATTTTGGAAAACGCCCTCATTCACCGGCACTTGGCAGCACCCGTGCCCAACTTCATCTAACTTGCCGCAACTCCCCCAATACGTGACAAAGCCGCCCGAAGGCGGCCTGTCGCCCGAAGAGCATCTGGCCGAACCAGACGGTCAAAGGGTGAGACGTCTGGTTATGGTACTGCAGATCGGCGGGACAAAGCTGCGCTGTAGCTGATCACGAAATTTGCAACAAGGCCTTCATCTTGGCCCGGACATGCACGAGGACATCGGCGTTAACGACCGCCTTCTTTTTGGCGCGCCGGACTTTCCAATCAAGCGATTTCACTTGATCCGAAAGGACCGCGCAATCCATGCCGTCGACCTGGGTCACGACCTCAAAGGGGTGTCCCTTAATCCTGGTCGACATCGGGCAACACACCATCAGTCCGGTTTTGCCGTTGTAACTCGCCGGACTGATGACCAGCGCGGGTCGGTGTCCCGCCTGTTCGTGCCCCGCCTGGGGGTCAAATTCCAGCCAAACCACCTCACCTGTTTCGGGGACGTAGGCACGCGGCATCAGAGCGCCTCATTACCGACTGGAGAGCCAAAGCTGACCTCTTCATGAATATTGGCGGCATTGATACCGCTGATCAGAGCATCAAGGTCATATTCCACTTTTTCAGACGGCTGGATGACGATTCGACCACGCGAAACGATCAGATCCACCTTCTGCTCGAGTTGATAACCAGCTTCTCTCAGAACAGTGGTCGGCAAGCGTAGAGCGGGGCTGTTTCCCCACTTGCGAATGACAGCTTCCATGGCACACCTCCTTAAATGTTTCTACATTGTAGATACAGCAGCAGCAATGTGCAAGTCCCTTTTCTCAAGACGGCGAGCAAGTGTTCAGTTGCGCCACCACTATCTCGATCGCTTTGTTCCACCGCCGCGCTGCCGTGTTCCGATCACAGGCGAAGCGCCTACCGATCTGCTGCCATTCGTAGCGATCAGCCCGCATCCAGACCAGATGCCGCTGCTCCACTTCCAGCCACTGCACCCAGCGCATGGTCTCGAGCATCCGATCCACGGCTTGAGGGCCGGGCGGCATGGGTCTGTACAGCCGCTCAGGGTCAGGGTAACGCTCAGGCACCTGCATGGCCAGCGTCATCCAGGGATTGAAGTACCCACCCGGCCGGACCCGAGGTAGCTTGTGCGCGGTTTCGGCGGCCTCGGCAAAGCGGGCCGCCACGTCCTCCACAGTCCATTCGGTTTGGGTCTCAGTCATGATGCTTGCCTCCATCCCCGTAGAGGCGTTCGCCCAGGCGGCGGACGAACTGCCGTTCGATCCAGTCCAAGCGTTCATCCTGTTCCGAGACGACCAGGATGTGATCGTTGCGCCAGCCCTCGCGTTTAACGGCGTCCAGGTCGGGCGCGGTCGGCTGCAGATTGCCCAGGGGGCAGCGGTAGCGGTACTGCGGTACTTTCATGTCACACCCCCTCTGCGGCCATCTCACGGACCAGGTAGAGCAAGGCGATGGCATCGGCCTCGTTGTCATCAGCCGGGGCATGGCCACGGGCACGGACGGAGGTGACCATCTCATCCTTGCTGGCGTTGCCTTTGCCGGTGGCGTGCTTCTTGATCGTGCCAACCGGAATGCCCTGGTACGGGATCTGGTGGTACTCGCACCAGGCGGTCAGTTGGCCCATGAAGCCGCCGTAGGCATGGGCGGCGTCGACGCCCACGTGGCGACGGACTTCTTCGAAGACGACTTGATCAATGCCGTCATTGCACTGCTTGATGTCGGTGAGCCAGCGCTTGAATCGAAGGAAGCGCATGCCGCCGCCTTCGAAGCGTTGGGGTTTAAAGGATTGGCTGCCACTGGTGATGCTGCCGTCGCGGCCGGCCAGTGCCCAGCCTGTTGTGGTGCCCAGATCGAGGGCGAGGATGGTCGTATTCATGTTGTCAGTCCTTGTTTTTTGTTCGGTCTGACGGATCGGACAGGTTTTGACGTAACTCTCTACACGTGCGCGTGACGCGCGGGATATAGGGGTTTCGACAAGGTCTGTCCGATCCGTCAGATGCACGGTTTTCATGGGGTCAGTTGTCCGAGTACGGGGTGTAGGAAGGTGTTGGCGGCGCCTTGAGGCCAATGCCTTGAAAGCCACGCAGGCCCATGCCGTTGCGCCACTTCTCCAGGCCACGGGTCAGCAGCAAATCGGCGAAGCGCTTTTGCGAGCCCACGAACTCCCCTGCAGCCTCGGCCCATTGCTTCCAGTCCGTGAAGAGTTCAGCCGTCAGCGACTTGGCCGTGCCGACGCGCACGCAGCGCTCATCGAGCCAGCGCCCCAGGGCATCCTCGGCCTCGAAGTACTCGTCGGTGGCATCCAAGACCTGCTGCGGGGGATCGAGCCGACCCAGCCGTTGCCACGCCAGACAGCCTTCCAATGCCCAGGCCAAGATCCCGTCGCGTTCAGCGAGCAGCTTTTGCTGCAGGTGCTTGTCACGTTTTTCGGGTGGCACGGTGATCGTGAACGGGATCAGGTGCAGCCGCCGCTTCATCGCTTCGTCGATGTTGCGGATGGCGGGCTTGTGGTTGCCGGCCACGAAGAGCTTGAACTGCGGGAAGAATTCAAAGAAGTCCTGGCGCATGAAACGCGCGGCGATCTTGTCGCCTCCGGTCAGGCTTTTGACCTTCGACTCGGCCCAGCGCCGCCCCTGCTCGGTTTCGATGGCCGCCACAAAGCGCGCGCCGCGCAGCCCGGCCATGTCCGTGGGATGCCGGTCGGTACGCGTCTCCATGAACGTGTCCATCGGCGCATTGGTCGCGTAGTCACCCAGGATGTCGGCCAGGGTGTTGACGAACACCGACTTACCATTGGCGCCCGTGCCGTACAGGAAGAAAAGCGCGTGCTCACGCGTGGAGCCCGTCAGTGCGTAGCCCACCATGCGCTGCAGGTAGTCCTGCAGGTTCTGATCGCCGCCTGTCACGTCACTCAGGAAGACTCGCCATTGCGGGCAATCGCCTCGTGGGGTGGCCGTGGTGATCTTGGTCATCCGGTCAGCACGCTCGTGCGGGCGAAGACGGCCACTGCGCAGGTCGACTACGCCACCCGGGGTATTGAGCAACCAAGGATCGGCATCCCACTCCTCGGTGGTGGCGGCATGCCTGCGGTCGGCCCGTGCGAGGCGCTCGACACCGCCCACCGTGCTGGACGCCGCCAACTTGGAGGCGATACGAGGGTTGCGGGTGTTGAGTGAGGCGTGACGGCAGACGTGACGGATCAGGTCGGTGGCAGCGAGCGTGTCTTCCGAGCGCCAGCGCTGACCGTCCCAGACCAGCCACTTGCCCCAGCCTGCCACATAGCGCCAGTCCTTGTGATACCGGCGGGTGAAGGACAGCGCCAGAGCATCCTCCGTGCCCCAGACCGCCTCTTCCGGTCCGACTGCGTTGGCCGGCGTGTCCGGGACATCGAAGCCTTCCGCGCGCGAGTCTGCGGCGTCCCAGCCCTCGGGGGCGTCCTCCGGTGGGTACAGGATGTGGCAGGTGCGCGCCCCGGCCATCAGGATCGCCTGTGAGGCACGGTCGGCGTATTCCCAGCCCGGCTTGTCCTTGTCCGGCCAGATGAGCACCACCTTGCCGGCCAGCGGTGACCAGTCGGTTTTCTCGATCGGCGCATTGGCTCCGTGCATGGCCGTGGTGGCGCAGATGCCGCTCTCGATCAGGGCCTGAGCAGATTTTTCGCCTTCGACCAGGACCACGGTGTCCACAGCCTGCATGCCAGGCTGGTTGTACAGCGGCCGTGGCTCGGGCGGCGCCATCTTGCGACGCTTGGCATCCCAGGGACGGAACTCCTTTTTGCCGCCAGGCGGGTCGTAGCGGTAGACGACGGCAATCAGCTTCCCTTCACCATCGAGATAGTCCCATTTGGCGGTGGCTGGACCAAGTTCATCGACAGGTACGTCTTTTTTGGCCTTGCGCGGCGTTACTGCCGCGCGTCCCATGAGGTCGGCGCAGCGGTTGAGCACCGCAGCGAAATCACCATGGACGTCGATGCCAAAGTGACCGCCAATCAGGTCGAAGATGTCGCCACCGGAGTCATCGGCGCGGTCGGTCCACAGACCCGCCTTTTCGCCGGTGAGCACGACTTCAAGGCTGTCGCCGGGACTGCCCAGAATGTCGCCGATCAGGAACTTGCCACGCTTGACCTTGCCAGCGGGGAACAGGCCGATCAGCACCGATTCGAGCCGACCGAGCAAAGCGGCGCGGACCTCGTCCCGGTCAGACGGCTGGTGTGTGGACACCGGCTGCTGTGCAACCGGTGCATCGTCATTGAAGTCCAGACCCGGTGGTCCGGCTGGGGGATAGATGTGTTCTTGTTCTGTGTTCATCGATTCGCGTTCCAGCAACGCTCTGCCCAAGCGCAGAACTTGCATTCAAAGTGGGTGGACTCGGCAAAGCTGCGTGGCAACAGTTCGCCGGCTTCGGTGGCCTGGATAACCTTGACAGCCCGGTCGGACATTCGCTGGGCCAGCCCCGCATCAAAGGGGACCAGCTCGGCGTAAATTTCCATCGTGTCGGCGTTGACCGCCGTAAAGAGCGCAGGATGCTCGTGCAGGGTCAGGTAGCTCTGGTAGACGGCGATCTGGGCGGCATAGACCGGCTTGGCCACGGCCAGCTTGTGCTTTTGCAGCTCGCGCCACGACTTGGCACCCAAGCACTTGTTTTCCCAGAGCGCCGGATAGGCAAAGCCCTCCGGCCCGCCCACCAGAACGCCATCGACGTGTCCACGTAGACGGCCGTGGGCCACACTGAAACCGAACTGCCGGCCATCGGCATCCTCGGTTTTGAGGATGAAACCGGCCATGCGCAGCCAGCGGATGACCATGGCTTCGGTCTGATGCCCTCGCTCGAAGATGCGCAGTAACCTGCCCGAGAACCCCTTGCCGGGGTCCACTGGTGCCTGCGCATACTCGAACTGCAACTGCCGCTCGCACGACACGCCCAGGCGTGAGCCGCCCAGGTATTGACGTGGCGGTGTGGCATCACGCTCTTGCTCCAGTGCAAGGTCCATCAGCGCCTCGATCTGGCCGGAGAGACTGGCCGATGCGTTGAAGTCCAGCATCAAGGCGTCTCCCAAGGCAGATCGCTTTCCAGATCGGCGAAGGGGTCGTCGACCGTGGGCTTCAAGCCGCGCACCGGTGGGTACTTGGCTTCAGCATGATGGGCGAACATGGACTCGGTATAACGGGTGACGATCGCGTCAATCACCTGCAAGGCTTCCTTCTCGGAGTAAGCCCCCAACGGCTTGTCGAATCCGATGTCACCCGCCGCCTCGCCGAAGGCGCGCAGGCAGGAGCGCATGGCCGAACGTTCAATATCTGTGGCATCAATCATCTCGACCTCCTGGTTGAACCGTTGTGCCTCGGCCCAGTTGCCGTACATCCGATGAAAGACGTCTTGGCACTGACGGCTGCAAAACACCCAGTCCAGCGGGTAGCGCTTGGCATCCCCAA